GTCCATCCATTCGCTAAACGATTGACACACGCATCAATTTTCGTTCGTGACGCGGCATTGGCTTGGAAATCGGCTTTGAGCAAGGGCACGGTGATATTGGCATCGAGCAACGATTGATAATCCTTGCTTACTGTAGCCAACGCCGTTGCTTTCACTGCTGCTAAATCAGCTTTGAAAGACTTGCTTTTAGCATCCCACTTGTCTTCTTCCTTCGGAGGTCTTGAAATCAAAGAAAAAGTATTCATATCTAAGCTATTTATGATTTCACTCTGCTCTTTGCTATCGTATGCGAATACTTCTCCTGTTTTTACATGTACATAATATTTCATTATCTTAACTCCATCCATCCGCTTGAAATGCCTAAAATTTTATATGTTGCGCCAGCAGGAACGGGGAAGCTTATCGCCCTCCGCCCTGTAGTTGGCTCAATCAGTCCAGACCCTGGCAATAGAGGCAGACCGCCAACAACGGGAATACATGATAATGATACTACAGAGATGAGTACCTCAATATTTCCGCCTGTTGAGTTCGTGTATGTAACACCATCAACCCTCAGTGCTGTAAAATCTTGCCAAACTTGTCCCGTACTGAAGGTCGGTAGGTTAACGAACGGTGTCCATACCCCGAGTGTATCGGAAGATATATACCGCTGATTTGCCGTATTCCCATTCCCTGTGGATTTGGCTGTAATAACACGATACTCATTGCCAGGCGCATCAGTTGAATCACGATGCACATCAATCAACCATCGACCTGATGGCAGTCCATTCTGCGCGACCGTGAGCGTCACTGAATAATGCCCATCTTCTAGTGCGTCACTCCATGTTTGAAGTTGATAATCTGCGGGAAGACTTGTTGAAACTCTCTGTAGTCCTTGCGGCATGTTTGCACGAGCTGTTGCGTGCGTCCAATTCGCACCAGAATCAGTTACAGGTGGGTTGCCGATGTTGGCATTTGTTTTCGATATGTAGATTGCGCTACCGATGACAACGATTGCATCAACATTGTATTCCTGCGCCGCATCCCATTCAGCCACGCCTTGCTGATGGAGGTATGCCAGCATTTGAGAGACTGTAAAACCCAGCGCGTTAAAATCCTGCTTTGTTGGATTTCCACTGACTGGAACAATCCCCCATCCACGAAGAAAGCTTGCATCAACATTATCAGTTAAGAGGTCGCTCTGTGCCGTTCCTCCAAAAACTGTCCGCTCTGTTCCCTGCGCCGCGCTTCCGAATGCTTTTAAGTTGCCTGAATATCTTGTAATTTTTGCCATTTTATATCACCTTACTTGCAAATATACCGCCCAATGATAGGGGGTCAAACTTATCCGAAAATCCTTTAGTATTTTGGCTGTCGAAAAATCCGAATGTTTTTCCTGGTACTGCATGAATTATTTGTGCATATCGAACAGCCTGCGGACGCGGTAACAACCCCATCTTTTCAATGGCAAGAAGCCAGTTTGTATTGAAAACAGGGGTGACATATAAGTCTAGCGTCATGTTGTAATTGTCTGCAACATACGCCTCTCCACTAAAAATCTGCGACACTGCACTTTGAATTGAAACTTTTGTATCTGATGCCATGTATGCCGATGAATTGTTGAATGCAATCTTTGCTTTAATGAAAAAACGATATGTGTTGTCATCCAACTGTAAATCTGTTTTTGCCGATTCAAACGCATCAAGAAATGGCGCAGATAAATCAAGTGTATTGAACTTATCAGAGAACCCCATCGCATTGGAATTATCAGAGAATCCAAACGCCACCTTGGGGATAATGAACGGAATAGAACGAGGTATACCGACAATCCGACCGATGATGTCAAGCGTTTTACCAGTCGCTAGGTCAACATCAAATTCAGATTTGAATGCAATGACTGCATTAAGCACCTTTTCCCAAGTTAAAGACTTCATGTCTATTTCAGCGTTTGCTTTTGGCTTTTCCCAATACTGCTTAATCAGAAGCCCAGCGTATGCGGTTGAAAATGTACTCATGGGATTTGCGTTACTACGATGTTCGCGGGGATGATGCTAAACACTTCGTTTGCACCTGATGCGATAATATCAGAAACAAAACTTACATTGTCTCGACTAATTGAAAGAAGCGTTGCTGTAAAATTGTTACCAACACCGTAAACTGATGCATATAGGTTGCTTGCTCGTGCAATCTCACCAATTGAATATGTGCGTGCTGCGATTGCATTCTGTATGCCGACAATATCAACAATAGCACCGCCGATGGGCTGGACTGTTAGCGTCACATATAACGGCACAACTGTTGGACGGTCAAAATTCATATTGTGAAGATAATTAAATGTTGTGCCATCTGGCTTTGTAATCACTTCAGTAAAAACACCAGAAACAGCCCCTTTTGTTGCCACGCCTGCTGTTCTGTTTTTTGCTAGTGCCATCGTAATGTCGGCAATATCACCGCCTTCAACAATGCACCAAATCGAATGCGGCTGCATATTCAGAGCTACATCAACTGTATCAAGATTGTTTTCATACACCTGCAAATCCGTCACGCCAATAAGGTTTGCCAATGCAGAATATAACCCTCCGAAAGTGCTGTTTGCAGGAGATGCAAGCGATTTCTGCCTGCGAATCCGTAGGGCTGAATCTGTTTCCTCGCTCTGCCCCGCGATTGCGGCTGATGGGTTTGTTACCGATACGACACCCAGCACAATAGTTGATGGATTTGTGATTGTGTTTGGTGCTGCGATAACATTGCCAAAATTTTTAGCGAACATTGTTATCGTTGTAACGCCGTTATTCAATGTAAAAACACTATCAGTAACCCACGATTGCCCATTGGAATCAGCGACTGTATAGCCTGCTTGGATAGTCAAAAGACGGTCGGTTGTAACATCAACAGCGACCTGTGACCGCGTTGGTACGCCTCGTGTGATTCCGTTGAGTTTAATCAATTTATTAAGGTTTTCACCTGTTGCAAAGTCGGGGTCGTGCTGATTGTAAAGGCTCAGAAGCGTTGTCTGTGCGTCCAATCGAGCCTTTGCTTCAATTCCAATCCGCTGACCATCAGGGCTATTTGGCAACACATCAATGTTTGCACCATAAATTGCTTTATAGCCTGCTACCAACTCGTCATAGATTTCCTGATATGTCTGAATGGTCATGCCGTTTTGTGTTAGCTGAAAAATCATGGTTGCACACTCACTGTTTTGTCGATTCGTTGGTCGTATATGTCGATATAGTTCATACTGATACTCGCAACACGGTTTACATCAACTGAATTTATTCGGAGCAATTCGATTGAGCGAACGCCATATGTATTCAGCACTGCTTTTTCAATCTCTACAATGATTTGTGGCTTGGTATTTTTCGCGCCAAGTAATTCGACCCAAGGCAATCCATGCTGAATATCTGCGAACCAATCATCTGTAAACGAGCGCAAAACTGTTTCAACAGACTGCGCAATAGCTTCCGACTTGACTGCATAATTTGCCAAACCAAGCCCAAACATCCAGTCGCCGTTCTGGTCGATGCGTGAAACAATCATTGAGGTGTTCCTGTTGTTCCCAATCCAGAAGCAACGCCGCCATGCACATGAGCCGCCATTGATACGCCACCAATCATAATGTCAGTCACAGTCAAAACACCATTTTGATGGGTATCTCCATCAATCTGAACTGCACCTATGTGGTGTGTAGTCCCAGTGTGGTTTATTGCCCCGTCAATTTTCATATCACCGATTTGGTGCGTGTTCCCCTTTCGTTCAACAAGGCTAGGGATGTTTATTGCCGCTGCCAAAGGGTTCACACCAACAATTGCAATTCCATCGCTGTAATCGTGCATTCTAAATTCTATCGGAGGCTCATTATCTTGCCCTGCATACCATCTATCAAATGCTCGTTCCGTTATGATGAGAAGGGCATAATCACCTGATTTGATTGGATATGCTGTATAACTGCCACCCCCTTGCATAAACAACACAGGAACATCCGCAAATTCAGGAAGGTCAATTTTCACGCCGTTCACAATTCTGCTGGTTACAGGTTGGCAGGCTACCGTTGTCGCGTTTACCCTCGTTACCTTGGCGATTGTCGCTGTATGTAGATCGGACAATGCGGAATCAATAGCAATCATCAAGGTGTCGAGTAAATGATTCTGTTTCATAAGACTTTATAACCCCTTGCTGCGATAGCTGTAATTGATTGTTTCCAATCCGAGCCATAATTATCACCCGAATATGCCGAAGTCTCAACTTTATAGATGCCGTTATACTGCGGAGCCATGGCGCTAACCATATCACACAATCCGCCTATTCGGATAGACGGATTTAACAATGTATCAAAGGTGAGTTTTGACATCTGCCTAGTTGGAGTGTTGATAAGCCCTGTCTCATATGAAACAACGGGTATAAGACTGCTTACAACCTCATCATTCTTTATGATATTTAACTTGCCGTCGTCAATGTACCAGGTCTCGCCACTCTCTAGCATGCTGCTTATCAACTTCGTGCTGGAGCCAACAAGCACGCGTGGGCGTATAAGCTCGCCTTGGCTTGTTATTTTGCCTTTTTGTATGTAAATCATATCTGAAAGCAATACATCAATAGCATTCGACTTTACTTTTACCGTTTTGCTGGTAAAGCTGTTTATGTGGTCATATATGCCGTCAATACAGGTCAGTTGGGTGATTAAGTCCGCGCCCTCCCTGTAGTTCTCGCCTCGATGAACCGAACCTTTGAACAGAACCTTAAGCTGCCCTGCATAGCCAACACTGAATGTGACAGGAATGTGCTTTGCTTGGTTTTCGACATCTTTTGCCAATGCTGCGCGGTTGGACGCATTCAGGTTATAAATGCGAATATCGAGCTTGTTTAGCCCACCGTTCACTGATTTGCTTGCTGTAAAAGTGACGCGCATGGGCGGCTTTACAGTGACATACTGTGTCGCGCTAACCTGAACAGTTAGACTGAAATCGCGGTTAAATCGGGACAGGAGTTGCACGAATAGCCACCATATCGGAAGGTTCAAGCATGTAAAGTTTGCATCTCCCAATCACAAAATCATCAATTCTAAATGGGTCAATCTCCATATCGGTTGTTTCAACAACGAAATCGAACGGGAGATTCTTTGAGCGCATATGTATCGTTCCAGAACTCAACTTGACTCCATAAACAACATTCCCTTTATAATCCACATCGAAACACCACATTTTTACAGTGGGGTAAAATCGTAGGGTTAAAACAACCTCCGATTGCTGGAATAATATCGTATGAATCTGATGAGGTTCATCTGTGATGTTTTCTAGTAAAATCATTGGACAATCCACGACAGGACGGAACGCGACACGGGTCTGCCTGCCTGCGAGCCTTTGTCTTTTTTGTTGGCAAGCTGCCCCCCTGTTCCGTGAGCAGGGCTTTGGGCTGCGATATTCGCATAGATGACTTTCGCGAAATTGACTTTTTCAGCTTCAATAGTGAAACCTGTATTGTTTGCTTGATTGTCATATTCGGCTGTAAACGATGTTATACGCATATCAACCCTTGTGCGGTATGGCATGTCAATAGAAATGATTTGCCGACCGTTATGGATGGCTTCAATGTAATCGATAAAAAGGTTTTGCTGGCTCTTACTTTTACTATCTCTGTTGCCAAACAGGCTGTATATTTGCTCGCCTTTCGCCACCAGTGCGTCCATTTTATTCACTGCATCCAACGCGCTCACGGCAAGCTCATTCATTTTTGAAATTTGGCTAACTGTTGATACAGGCGCAAACATTGAGCTAAAGTCACCGATTGCGGTTGTTGCCTGCTGAAATCTTTTAGTTATCGGGGACGCACGAAGGAACACATCGGAAACAACGCCCTGAATCGATACGGTCATTGGTTTCAAAATAATGTGGTCATGTACAAGACTTCCATCTTCCAAAGGTGATGAAGGAACTTCTGATTCAAAACGAGTGCTATCCTTCACTCTCGCAAGTGCGGTGAACCCTCCAATGCCGATTTCCTTTTTTTGGGTGTCGCCTATTTTTGAATTTAGGTAGTCACTAACGAGACCCATTACAGACCGCCAACTGCGAATTGCGTGTTGGCATTATCAAGCTGCCGATTGAGTACAGAATCAACCTCACGAGCCGTCCCTTTTGCATCATTCGTGCGGATGCTTATTGTATTGTTTTGAATAACTTGGCGGTTGTCGTTTGATTGGCTTCCATCCGCATTAGGTAGCATTGACATCGGAAGGTTTACAGGTGCTTGGGAAATGGTTCCATCTGCATTAGGTAGACCGTCATGGTGATTTATTTTCGGTTGTGTTGTGTCTTCACCACTAATACCAAAAAACTTGGCTATTTCAGCACCATTTGAAATCATCCCATCAACAAGTTTCGTCCAAATCCCCCATACTTCGGACAACGCATCAAAAAGAACGCTAACGGCATCAGTGACAACCTGAAATCCTTTGGTCATATCACCAACGAAAT